CCCTAGTCTAGCGTGTGTTCCTCACGCAACTCCTTTAGAGACCTTTGCTCCTTTTGTATTTGCTAACGGTAAACATATAGGAAGACTAGGCGATATATATGGTTTAGCAGATCCCCATGTTATCACTACAGGATCTCCTAATGTTTTTGTAGGACAGGGAGGTGGCGTAGCTGGAGGGTTGCCACCTGGGATGGCAGGAGGAGCTACGGCTGTGGCAGAGGCAGAAGAGGCTGCTGCGGGAAATGTAGCAGAAATTACTATTCTGCCTCCAGAGATTAAGTATAACACCTCTCCTACATTAGCTGGCGTAAAGAATGCAATTACTGTAAAGGTTCCATGGCTTACCTATTACACCACCAAATATGGTTACCTGGATTGTATCTTATCTGAGTTCCCGAGTGAAGTATATACTCCTATAAAATTTTTCTATCGTCCTACAAATTATAAAACAATAATTAAGAATTACCCTGGTCAGAATTTGTCAAATAAATATGGTCAAACTGTAATTCCTGAACATCAACAACCTCTTCCCATAACCGATATTCAATTTGTTTATGGGGGTAGAATTCAAAATCCAAAAATACCATCGGGATGGCGTGCTAAGGGGTATACAGGGGAGTGGGGGAAAGGTGGATTTTGGAGCAACTTTATATTTGATTTTGATGGATTTGAACCTTCTACAGGGGAGATGAAGGGAATGGGAACAGTAACGTATCAAAGAAACGTTAACGGCTTCTGGCCTAATCCTGGGCCTATTATAGCTACGGGGAAGCTTTTTATAACTAATAGTGCAGGTACAACAACGAAAGATGTTTACTTTGAAGTAGAGTATGTTGCTACGTGTCAGCGAGGACCTTAATTTTAAATAGAATTACCAACACAACAAAACAAAATAAAATAAAAAATAATATACCATGAGAATCATATATAAATATACAGTAGGGACATTATACCTCTTGTCCTGATTACCAAATTAAGGAAAAATATTATGACAGAGCATATTGTAGTAGAAGATAGTTTTGTACAGTCCCTAGTTGAGCAGGCTGCTTGGGATACAGCTAAGGTTCCTCTGGCTGAGAAGAAAGACTCAGGTCAGAAGAAGGGTGATAAGGGTAAGGATAAGGATGACCCTAAAGCCAAGGATTTCGAGGACGGTGGAGATCGTAAGGGTGATAAGGGAGCCAAGGGTAAGAAGGATGACAAGCCTGATTTTACCACAGGTGCCCGCAAGGGCGACAAGTCCAAGACTCACAAGGGTAAAGACTTTGAAGACGATGATGAAGATCGTGCAGACGAGTACAAGGCTGGTGGATCACCTTATGATACAAAGGGCAATACGCAAAAACCAGTACCAGATTCTAAGCTTGGTCCTACAAGGATGAAGAACAAAAAGACTGGAGCTTGGGAAGTCGTAACTGGCGATGAGAAGAAGAAACGAACTGGGCGTGATGACAGTGGCGATAAGAACGAAGCCGTAGAAGTTCATATGTGTCCTCTATGTGAATCTGTTTTAGAGGAAGAGCTTACAGATGAGCAAATTCAAGAGCACGTTGCTCAAATTCAAGAACATCTTTTTTTAACCGAGCAAGATGACGACGATACGGAACCTACAGATGCTGATTTAGATGCGATTGAGCGTGAACGTGAAATTGCAAAGAAGCGAAACAACGAACAAAGCAATGACCCCGACGATCCCGCTAACAAGGAAAAGGTTGCGCGAGTAGCGGCTGGTGAATCTGATTTTGATAAAGAAGGTCTTGATTCTAAGAAGCGTACTGGTCCAGTTTCGCCTGGGGCAGCAAAAGCCCATCAATTAGCTTTGAAGGGTATGGCAAAGGCCAAGCAAAAGGTTGGAGATAAAGTAAAATCACTTAAGGCATCTGTCAAAGGTAGTTACTGAGGGTAAGTTATGAGTATCTCAGTTGGAGATTTTGCAGAACAATTGATGGCTAGAGATGAATTAGCTTCTAAAGTAGCTTCATCACCAACCCCTTCTTTTCAATCACATCCTTCTTTTCATTCTGCGGACGTAACTCAACAAGCCCCTGATATATCTGATGTTGTTGTCCCTGATAATTTTGTGGAGAGACTTACTGAAAGTAAAGAAATAATTCTACCAGAAGAGACTTGTGTTGCAGAGGAATCTGAACCTGTATCCGAAATGACTGAGTTGAAAAGTTTGATTAATGAAGTTAGAGAATTACTGGCTGAAATGAAGAATACTTTAGTGGAGATGACAAGTGTTGGTATGATTGGCGTAAATCTAAGTGGGGATAATTGTCCTCCTCAATCTAAAAAGGATTCATACGATACTTTGATGAAAAAACTGAAGAAGAAAAGGCAAAATGTTAAATAATGATGACCTTGTTTAGAATTCTGGAAGGACGCGCAGAGTCAGGCCAAGGTTCTAAGGCGGGAAGAGAGAAATATTCTTCTAAAAAAGGTGCCACTGAGAAGGGAGCGGTTAAAGCTAAAAAATCAAGGGTTAGAATTTATACTACTATAGCAGTAGCTTTACAACAGGGTAAGGTAGGAGAGATTTTTAGTACTAAAGGATCAGATAGAGTTTATGTAGTCTCCAAAGCTGATTGGGGTAAGAAGAGTAAGGGTAAGATTGCTAAAGGATTTACTCCGGGTAGTTCCACTCCCTCCTCTGATTTTAAAAGTGTTAAAGCTCATGCAGTTAGAACAATGCTCAAGCATGGTAGTGCTAAATCAGGCAGGTTAATGAAAAAATACGGTCCAGGTGCTGAAGATAAAATAAAAAACTCTAAGAAAGCAGTGAGGAGTAAGTAATGTTTATTACAGACACATTTATTATTGAAAATTTACAGATCATAGAGGAGTCCAAACGTAGTGGTACTATGAAAATTGCAGGTATTTTTCAAAGAGCAGATACTCCCAATCAAAATAATAGAATTTATGAAAAGCAGCTATTAGAAAGGGAGATGACGAGATTAGACGAAGCTATTAAAGAGAGAAGGTTGATGGGAGAGCTAGATCATCCTACTCAAGATGCAATTCTTCTTCATAATGTTTCTCATCTGGTTACTAAACTTAAGATGCGAGGGGGAGATATGATTGGGGAAGCGGAAATTCTTAATACTCCTTGTGGTCAAGTAGCACAAGCTCTTATCAAGGGGGGAGTAAAATTAGGTATTTCTTCCCGAGGTATGGGGTCTTTAAGTGAGTTGGCTGATGGGGTATCCGTGGTTAATGATGATTATAAGTTGGTTACATTTGATTTAGTTGCTGACCCATCTACCAAAGGAGCCTTCCCAGGACTGGTAAATGAAAATATTGATTCTAATTTTATTGAAAACACAGTTAAAGATACATATGACAAGGCTTTATCAGAGAAAATTTTTATAACGATGCTCAAAAATAAAATATACAAAAAATAAAAATTTTTTATCTTTTGTATACAACATCTGTAAATAACATAACGACTGGAGTTTATAACCATGACACAAAGTAAAGTAGAACAGGCACTCCCAATCGCAGAGTTACTCCCGGAGGGTTTATCGGAGGCTGCTATTAGTGAGATTGCCACCCTAGTTAATACTGTGATCTCGGAACAGGTTGAAACTAAAATTCGCCAATTAGAGGCGAAGGTTAAGGGTTTCATTCGTACCCGAGTTGACGAATTAAAAGATCAAGCTGTAAGAGAGCTTCACGAAGAAGATGAGACCATTAGAAATGCGTCCTTGTTTGAGTCAGTGAAGACCCTTATGGCATTGGAAATGAAGAAGGACGACGAAGATAATGCAATTTCTGATCTCGTCCACGAACAAAAAGAGTTTGAAGCAGAAGTAGATATCTTAACGGATGAACTCAGAAAATCATTTGAGGAAAACGAGAAGCTTAATACTTCAGTAACTGCTCTTTCAACGAAAGTTGACAAGCTTGAAGAAGACCGGACTAATCTATTAGAGGCAGTCGAAGTTTTAGAGGAATCTAAAGATAAGCCCTTTAAGTCTTCCGAAAAAGCGGTTATCATCGCAGAAGATGTTGATAAAAGGGAGGCAAGTAAACCTGTTCCTCAGGAACTTAATGACCTCTTAACCCCCGAGGTTATGAAGTTCATGCCTCAATCCAATTACAAGTAAGGAAAACACAATGTTAGAAGAAAATTCAAATTTATTAACTAAGTGGGACCCCGTACTTGAGGGAATTGACAACGAGTATACTCGTAAAGTAACCGCGCAACTTCTTGAGAACCAAGCCAAGTCCATTATCTCTGAAAAAGCAGGTAGAATGGATGAGGCAGATGCTCCAACGACAGTTGGTAAGCTTGGCACCTTCCAGAAGTTTGCGTTCCCTCTCGTCCGTCGTGTTTACCCACAACTTATCGCAAATAGCATCGTAGGTGTTCAGCCTATGGGTGGTCCAGTTTCTCAGATCTTCTATCTGGGTAACGACCGCGTTGCTGGTGCATGGGGTCGTACCGAGACTGTATATAGCAAGTATCGTTTGACCTATGGCGGAAATACGGCAAGTGCAGTGTTCCGTACTGCTAATGGCGTTCCAGCAGCAAACGTAGCTGCTAGTAATGATCCAAACTTTAGTGGAATCTTTGGTAACTTATCTGGTAGCCCATCAACTACAATGGGTGGTCAGATTGCTATGTGGCCTGATGCTTCAACCATTCTAGGATATGCAGTATCCTCTGGTGAAGCTCTTAGTGGTGATGAAATTCCTGAGATTAATATGCATGTCGAGCAACAGCCAGTTGTTGCACGTACGCGCAAGATGCGAGCCCTTTGGACATTAGAAGCGGCCCAAGACTTGCGTGCATATCATAACCTCAATCTTGAAAGTGAGCTAACAGATCTCCTTTCTAAGGAACTAACTCTAGAAATTGACCGCGAGTTGGTGGAAGATCTTCGTATGATTGCATATGACCCTTCTAACCTCACTGGTTGGAATCGTGATGCAATTGATATGGGTAATTCTAACAACTTTGGACAGACTGGTTCACTACAGACACCAATTTCACAAGCTCGACAAGCTGGGCAAGCTGGTGTAGCAGGTTTCGTTCCACAGGAATACCTGTATGATTTTGCCAATAACAATGCATTCAATCCTTCGGGCACAAATAGCAACGTTTACTTGGTTGATCTTTCTGGTACCTTTATGGCTCCAGCAGGTAAGTTTGCTGCTCAACACGTTGGTCAACTTTATTCCAACTTGCTTGCAGCAATCAACTTTGCAGCTAATGACATCTATAAGACAACTTTCCGTGGTCCAGGTAACTGGCTAGTCACTTCACCTCTTATTGGTGCCATGCTTGAGTCGGCTGCGAAGCTTGAAGGTGGTTTACCTACTAGTATGGGTCCAAGTCCTACCTCTATCTCGTATAAGGGTAAGTTTGCAGGTAAGTATGATCTTTATATTGATCCTATGTATCCTGAAGACGAAATCATGATTGGTTATAAGGGTTCTGGCCCAATGGATGCAGGGTTTGTTTACTGCCCATACATTCCACTCCAGCAACTCCCAACCATCACTGATCCTCAGACCTTCCAACCCAGGAAGGGAATCCTGACTCGTTATGGTAAGGCAGCAGTCGCACCAGAAGGAAGGTTCTATCGAATCATCCGACTGATCGGTGCTTCAGCTAACTTCCTATTCCAGCCAGGTCAGAAGGCTGCGCAGGGAGTGGCAGGTGGTAACACTGGTAACTGGGTAGGCGACTAATTAAAAATTAGTTAGGAAAGTATAAGGGGCCAGGAAATTAAGTTTCCTGGCCCCTTTGTTTTTACCTATATATTAACAGAAGGAATAACTTATGCCCATTAAACCTAACCTAGCGGCGTTTGGAAATAGTTTCACTCCCTATGCTGGATCAAACATCAATGATGGAGAAGAGCATACCAAAGGTGCTATTGATTATGAAAAACTTAATAACACCACCATGGCAGACGGTGTTGAGTTCTCCCATTTTGATGAAAATATAAAAGATTTTATTCTAGCTAGATTAGGCCACCCTGTTGTGAGAGTGGAACTTACTCCTTATCAAATTAAAACCTGTATAGATGAGGCAGTGGGGACAATGTATAATCATGCTCCATTGTTTGCTACTCAGTTTGCTACCTTTGATATAACTGCAAAGGTTAACATGTATGAACTGCCATCTTATATTCTAAATAACTTATCTTATGTGGTATACAAGAAGACTCTGTTATCTATTCAACAGAAAGCAGGGACCTTAGAATTTGACTTTTTTATTAAATACTTTCAAGACAATTATCTGTTTCAAAACTTTGGCATAGCAGACTTCTATCTTCTTCAACAGAATTTAGAGATGACTAGAAAAGTTTTAGGGCAGGAAGGAGCTTTCTCTGTAGTTAATAATAAATATTTACTTATAGTTCCTATGCCTCAAGTTTCTGGTCAATCAGTTATCGTGGTTTATAGAGCCTTAGATTCGGATACGCTTCATCCTGCTTATAGGAACTGGATTCAACTCTATGCATTGGCATGTGCTAAGGGAGCCTTGGGACAGATCAGAGGTAAGTACCAAACAGTACCTTCACCTGGAGGAGGAGCAAAGCTTAATGGAGATGCCTTAGTTAAAGAGAGCCAAGAAGAAAAAGAAAAGCTATTCCAGCGTCTCATAGATGAATTTGAAGAGCCAGCAAGGTTCTCCACATACTAATGGAAAATAAAAAGAATTTTAAGGTAGGAGTTACTCCTCCTCCTCTCCCTGAACTAGAGGATTCCAATGGTCAATTAAATTTCTTTGATCCTGGTAATCCAGATATTAATCTTTTCAATATTGTAGATGATGAGATGATTAAGATTTCAGGTTCGGAAATGTTATACTATCCTTATCTGCAAGGAGAAACTCAGTATGATGAGGTTTATATGGAAGCACGTAATAAACCTATAGCTAAAGAACCTATTTTAGTTTACGGACATTATGAACCTAAAGTTTTAGAAGAAAATCTAAGCCAATTTGGAATAGAGTTAACCAACGATCAGATTTTTATATTTAATAAAGCATACATGGAGCAACGAATTAGGGGTACTCTTAAGCCAGGGGATGTTCTTCAACCTAGATTCCAGAACATGCGATACGAAATTTTTGAAGTGCAGGAAGATAGTTTTGAAATTTATGGAGTATATCATTTAGTATGTTCTGCTAAACTCCTTAGGGATTCACCAGACGTGCAGGATACTCCTCTTACACAAGTTTCTGAGCCTCTCGGAAGACCTTATGCTGTTAAAACTATAGAGGAGACATACGATGACCTATAAAGTTAATATGTTGGAGACCACTTCTTCAGGTTCTATTCCAAGTTTTGCTACTCCTGCTCATCCACATCAATGGGCTAGAAACAAAATTGAATTAAGATCTAAATTATTTAATAATATTCCTTTATTTTATAGAGAATCTTTACGGTATATGATATCCAAGTTGGGTACACTGGGATATATTAATTCTGAAAATGAACTTGTAGGAATTTCGTGTATTCATGCTAATCCTGAAAGGACCATTGCAAAATTAAAACAAGAGAACAATATAATTCTTCCCATCATATCTATTCATCAGAATTCATCGGCTAATGCAGACATGAGGAGAAGGAATTCTCCAGTTTTAATTAATGAATCTTTTTGGAGCGAGGAGAAGCGAAGAGCATTTAGGGTGGTAGGGTTAGCCCCCCGCGCAGTTGATATAGAATATGGAATTAATATTTGGGCAAAATATAAAGGAAATTTAGATCAAATTGTAGAGCAAATACGATTACTCTTCAACCCCCACTTAGTTATTACAAATTCTTATACTAACACCGCTCATGCTTTCATCGAGGATGAAGCAGACACCTCTTCGTTTGAGGTTGCAGATAGGCAGGATAGGGTTATTCGCAGAACATTTACAATAAAACTGGAATGTTATATCCCTAATCCTAAATTTTTAATTACCTCTACAGGGGAGATAGAAGAATTTAATACTGAGACCACAATCTATTAAAAAAAATGGTAAAAAATTACTCTGAAGAGGGTACATATTATGAGAGAGATTATATGAAGCTTATTACAAATACAAGTTTACAGAGTTGGAGTATTCCTTTTAGTGCTGAAGACGGTACTAAAAGTATTTATTTGGTCCCCAAACAGACTATCAAAGTCCCTGCTTCATACATCAATGAATATGTGATTAGGTATCAAGAGAGAAGTCTAATTTCTATTAGGAACGCATAAGGAGAATTTAAATGCCAAATTTCGTAAGTCCAGGTGTATATGTTATTGAAAAAGACATTTCAGATTATCCACCCACCATTAATTCGTCTGTTGTAGGGATCGTAGGGTTTGCTTCCCGAGGTCCAATCGCAGGCGTGAGCAATGAAAAAGCTACTTTAATTACCAGTCAACAGCAACTAGTTGATACTTTCGGGGAACCCGCAGAGTATATTACAGGGCAAGGACTAGAGGGGGCTTTAGAAATTCTAGAATCTACCAATTCAATGCGTTATATCAGGTGTGCTGATTCAAATGTGCTGGAAGCTTCTGCTGCCGTACCATTGGGTGCATGTCCTGCTGTTTTTGTAAGCGGTACTCATACTAATCCAATTCCTCCCCTAAATGCGATTCATGAGCCTCTTACTGGAGCAAATATTGGGATGTCTTCAATAGGCAGTGCAGATGGGACGACTTCAGGTGTTAGATTTGTTGTAAGTGTATATGATCAGGCTCGTTCTACAATTGTAGATGCTAAAACTTATACTATTCCAAGTGGAACCATTGCTGTTTCTTCTTCGGCAGGAGCCAATACAATTCAAGGTCTTCAAAAGAAGATTGGTGGGGCTTTAGATGCTGATAAGTTTGGGGCTTTTGCAGACGCAAATACAGCTAATGCTTCTTCATTCTTAGTGGGAGCTGCGGCTGGATCTAAAGCTACATTTGCTATTACAATGGAAGTTCAACAGTTAGATAGTGCCTGGGTGGGGTGTAGTGGTCTTTATGCTTTAGATGCTAGTGGAACATTAATAGATGGTGGAGCCCCAGTTTCCTCAGTCACCGCTTCTGGTGTAAGTATTGAAACGTCTTCGGTTAGCTACCTAGTTAAAAGCCTTTGGGGTGGTGAAGGATACAATGCTGGTACTAAGGCTAATGGTGACACAAGTGGTGTCTCATTTGAAGTTGAAGTTAACGGTGCAGAAAATACAATAGAACAAGTAAATAACTTGGGAACTGCTGCTGAAGATTTCAAGGCTGGGATGACCTCGGCTTCGTTCTTGGAGGATGATATAGGTACCACATATGTAGGTCGCACTTCAGATTATGTGACAGCTAACTTTGCATCAGGAACTTATGATGATACTCTAAGTGTAACTGCCCTAACTTCATATGAGAAGCAGCTCACTAGTTTAGTAGGAACTGGTTGGGATGTAACTGGGTCTCAAGGAGAAGGTACTTACTACGGAGATGTCAACCCTCGTTTTGTGAAGCTAGTTCAAGGTACTTACAATCTTGCAGGGGGTAACAATGGTATTCCTGCTGATACTACAGATATTGCTACAGCTATTATTGGTGCAGTAGGTAGTGCAGGGGGTAAGACAGGTATCGAAGCTCTGGATGATCCAGTTCTTAATATTTCAATTGCCCTAGCACCTGGACCAGGTGTTGGTGATAATCAATCTATTCAGAATGGATTGGTAACGGTTGCTGAGAGAACTACTGATTTCCTAGCTCTTCTTTCACCTCCATACGCAGTGGGTACACCAGGAGATGCTATTAATTGGAGCAATGGTTTTGATGTAACTAGAACCGCTGCTATCAATAGTTCATACGCTGCTCTATACTGGCCTTGGTTGAAGGTGTTCCAGGTATTTGATGCCAAGGATCGCTGGTTAGCTCCTGAGATTTATGGGGCACGACAAATGGCAGTAACAGATAATGTTGCCTATCCATGGTTTGCTCCTGCTGGTTTTGTTAGAGGTCGTTTGACCAAGCCAACAGACGTAGAAGTTATTCTTAATCAAGGTGATCGTGATTCGATGTACTCTGGTGGTAACTGTCTAAACCCAATTGTAAACTTCCCACAAAATGGTATTATGATTTACGGACAACGTACTACTCAAAGGCAGCCTACAGCCCTAGACCGTATTAATATCCGTAGAATGATGATCTATATTAAGAAACAAATTCTTGCTTCTACACAACGTCTAGTGTTTGAGCCCAATGATAGCTTTACATGGGCGCGAGTAGAATCCCTTCTTAACCCAATGCTCGATGACATTGCAAGGAAAAGAGGGATCACAGAGTTTAAGGTAGTTTGTAATGAAACTACAAATACACCAGTAAGGATTGATCGAAATGAGATGTGGTGCAAAGTTCTTATTAAGCCTACAAAGACAGCAGAAATTGTTATCTTCGAGCTAAATCTTACGAATCAATCAGCACAGTTAGGAACTTTATAGGAGATAAATAAATGGTAGACACAGCTTTTTATGTAAATGCTAACCGAAAAAATGTAGGGAACGCAGGATTACCAACAATTTCAGTTGGTCTGGATTCCATTCGCGCATATCAATTTGAAATTCATTTTGCTTTTCCAGAGAATGTGCTCACGGATCCATCAATTCCATCTAACTTTACCTTAGCAGCCAAGCAAGTGACAGCAGTTGGTATGACCGTTGAGGATATTGAAGTTAATCGTGTTAACGATAAGGTCTTCTATCCAGGTAAAGCATCCCCAGAAGAACTAACTGTCACCTTTGACAACCTTTATGATCCAAAGGTTGCTGCCCAGTTATGGGAATGGTTTAGATCTATCTATAATCCTATGACTGGCGAGTTTAATGAAACTAAGAAGACTTTTAAAGCTAATTATGCTAGTGTCCTTCAACTAGACGCCCAAGGTCAACCTCTTCAGGAGACTAAAGTGTATGGAATTTACCCCAAGAGTTGGAAAACTGCTGAGTTTAATTATTCTACTAATGAATTTCATACAATTGAAGTCGCTTTCCGTTATGATTTCATGGAACAAACTTCTCAACCTACAACAACGTCGGAATAAAGTATTACACAATTGAAGTATCTAAGCCCAGCCTAGATTTATCTGGGCTGGGCTTTTCTATAATAAGGTCTATATGAATTACTACTACGCTTTACTAGAAAGTTACGAACTCCTGAAGAAGAGAAAGTTTAAACTTTCTATTAATGAGCAGGAA